CCGGTCAACCCGGAGGACGCCATGTTGGCAGCCATGGAGGTCGTCGCCGGGCTCATCGTGTCGTGGAGCCTCACCGACGTGCTCGACATGAGCGACGACCCCGAGGTGTTGCCGTTGCCCACCACCGCCGACGTCATCCGCGACCACATCCCCATGGCCGTGGCCGACTCGATCGCGCACCTGATCAGGCGGGCCCGCAACCCTCGCTAGCCCCGGACTCCCCCTACTTCGACGTCATCACTTCCGTTGAGTCGATCGTCGAGGGCACATGGGGGTCCGGGGATCCCCCGGCCGAGTTCGTGGACTACTTCCTCATGTACGAGATGCGCTGGTCCTGGGACGAGCTGCAGGCCACCCCCCACTACGTGCGGCGGTACTGCTACGACTTCCGGCAGATCATCCTCGCGTACGAGCGGGAGCAGACGGAGAAGGCCGAGCGAGAGCGGAAGGCCGAGCTGGAGCGCGGCGGTCTGGGGTAGGCGGTGGTTGCAGTGGCGACCGAGCTGCGGCCCGGCCTACCCGGCGCGATATTCGCCCGCCTCGGCGAGGAAGGGCAAGCCCGAGGCCGGCTTGCCCTGGAACCGCTGGCCCTGGCGATTGAGCGGCAGGCGAAGGTCAACCTGTCCGGCGCCAGCCACAAGTACGGCACCCCCACCACGGCGGTGCCGGGCACTGGACCGGCCATCATCTCCGGCAATCTGCGTCGCTCGATCACCCACACGCGGGTTGTTAGCACCTCACTCGGCTGGACTGTGCGCATCGGGACGGGGGTCGGGTTCTACCCGACCTACCGGACGGCGCGCGGCCGCGTGCTGAAGGGAAAGACACCCGCCAACGTGTACGGCGAAATCCTCGAGGTTCACGGGAGCCGGGCGGGTCGCCGGTTCCCGTTCTTGGGGCCCGCGTTCAAGTTCGGGGTGACCTACGTCGCGCCGACGTTGTTCCGACGCGCGTACGGCGCTAGCTGGCGACAACTCATCTGACCTCCCCTCCGGGCCGGCTCGTCGGGGGGTGCGGCATGGAAGGCAACGAGGTCGCCAACCTGTTCGTCACCCTGACGCAGGCCAACCAGGCGTTCATCGAGGCGTGCCAGGCCGACGCGAGCGCGTTGGAGGAGGTCGCCGTCGCCTCCGAAGAGGCGTCGGCAGCGGTGAAGGCGGGGGCGGCTGAGCAGGCCGCTGCGGTCGAAGCTTCCGCCACGGAGCAGGTGGCTGCAACCGAGGTGAGCCGCGGGCGGATGGCCTCGGCCTGGTCCAGCCTCACGCAAGGCGTCAGCCAGAAGTGGGCGGCTTTCACCGGCCAGATCAAGACTGGCATGTCCGACATCGGCAAGGGCATCGAACACGAGGCCGGCACAAGCCAGCAGGCTTGGGCGAGGATCAGCAGCGCCGGCAAGGTGTCCGGTCTGGCGCTGCTCGCAATCGGCGCCGAGTCGGTCAAGATGGCCAGCGACTTCCAGTCGTCGATGGAGTTGATCGCGACCCAGGCAGGCGCTGGGCAGACGGAGGTTCAGAAACTCAGCTCGCAGGTCCTGGACCTTGCCCCGAAGGTCGGCATGGGCCCGGACAAGCTCGCCGAAGGCCTGTACCACATCGAGTCGGCAGGGTTCCGCGGCTCCACCGCTATGCAGATCCTGGCCGCCGCCTCGAAGGATGCGGCGATCGGCCAGTCTGACCTGGAGACCACCAGCCAGGCGCTCATCGGTGTGATTGCTTCGCAAATCGGTGGGGTGAAGGACGCCGCGGACGCCGCGGCGTATTTGAACACCACGGTCGGTATTGGCGACATGCGGATGGACCAGCTGGCCGCCGCTATCGCTACCGGTGTGTTGCCGTCGTTCGAGTCGGCCGGGCTGCAGATGAACGACTTCAGCGCGTCCCTCGCAACCCTGACAGACAACGTCACTCCCGCCGATGAGGCCGCGACGCGGCTTCGCATGACGGTTTCGCTGATGTCGGCTCCGAGCAAGAAGGCGCAGAGCGCGCTGGAGTCGATCGGCATCAGCGGCAGGCAGTTGGCCGATGATATGCACAAGCCCGACGGTTTGCTCGCCGCCGTGATGGACCTCAAGAAGCACCTGGAGCAGACGTATCCGGCCGGCAAGGGCATGAAGATGTCCACCGACGAGATCAACTCCGCGCTGGGCACCTACCAGCAGTCGTTGGACGCGGCCGGTGTCGCAACCGAGCAGCAGAAGACACTTCTGGACTCGTTCCGGCAGTCGATGGAGACCAACGGCACCGCCGCGGTCAAACAGAACCAGGTGTTGCAGGAGGCGTTTGGCGGCGGCCGCACCAGCGGCGCGATCCTGACCCTGATTGAGGAGTCCGGGCGGCTCCAGGACAAGTACAACATGATCGGCGACTCCGCGTCACGCGCGAAGTCGATGCAGGACTCGTGGGCGGGGACGCAGGCCACGTTCAAGCAGCAGCTCCACGACGTCGGCGCCCAGCTGCAGGTCATCGGGATCCACGTCGGCACGATGCTGCTGCCGCCGCTCACCAAGCTGTTCGGCTTTTTGGCCAGTCACGCGGGCGTGATGAAGGTATTCTTCGCCGTCATCATCGGCGGGATGCTCGCATTCACGTCAGCCGTTGTAGCAAACACGATTGCGATGCTCGCCGACCCGGTGACGTGGATCGTGCTCGCCATCGTCGCCGCGGTCGCGATCCTCGGCGTGGCGATCTACGAACTCGTCAAGCACTGGGGCGCCATCTGGGGCGCTATCAAGGGCATCGCCCTCGACGTGTGGCACTGGCTTGTCGACGCCTGGCACGACACGGTCAAGGCGTTCGTGACCGCCGGCGAGTGGGTGAAGTCCAAGGTCGTCGATCCCATCGTTCGCTGGTTCAGGGACTACCTGGTCGCACCGATCGTGCTCTACCTCAAGATCGTCCGGGGCGTGTGGGAGTTCGTCTGGGGCTTCCTGTCGGTCGTGATCGGCGACTTCAAGAAGCGGTGGGACGTCTTCTGGGCCGCCGTGACAGCCGTCGCGATGATCGCCTGGCAGACGTTCCTCAAGCCAACGTTTGAGTTCATCGACAAGTACGGCATCCAACCCCTCAAGCTGTCCATCTCCCTGTTCGAGCAGGGGTGGCACCTCGTTTGGCAGGCCATCTGCAAGGAAACCTCGGCCTCCTGGGACCTGTTGAAGCTCGTCTGTTCCTACGTGGACAAGTACGGGCTTCAACCGTTGCACAAGGCGGTCCTGTGGCTGCACGACGAGTGGGCGAAGTTGTGGGGCGGCATCAGCTCGGTGGTCAGCGACATCTGGAACAACGACCTCAAACCGATCTTCGACAAGATCGAAGGCGCGGTCAACAAGGCGGTCAGCGGGTTCCAGGCGATCGCTAAGGCGCCCGGCAACGCCGGGTCGATGTTCGCCCACATCCTGGGGTTTGATCAGGGCGGTTGGGTGCCGGGCTCTCCGGGCTCGCCACTGCTCGCCGTCGTTCACGGCGGCGAGTTCGTCGTGTCTCGGGACATGCTGGCCGGTCGGAGCGCCAACCCGATTCAGGTCGGTCGGTCGGCGGGGACGATCGGCGGGGGCCGCCCCGCGCAGACGATCGTGCAGAACCACGTCCACGTGTACCTCGATGGCAAAGAAATCCAGAACGCCAACATGCGGGTCGCGAACCGGCACCGGAACCGCAACGGCAGCAACGGGTATGGCGGCTAGCCGCAACCCTGAAGGCCCAGTCGCCGGGCCCATCTTGACGGGAGGTGGGCCCGGTGGCTGTTAACCCGAACTGGCCGCTGGTCGCGGCGCAGGTCGCTTTCAACGTGGGCTTCGCGGACCTGATGACACCGGCTTGGTACGACCTCACCGCCCGCATGTGGTCGATGGAATGCACCCGCGGCCGGCAGTACGAGCTCGACGAGAACCAGGCCGGCGAAGGCCAGATCGTGTTCGCCGACCACGACGAGGTTCTCAACACGGCGCACCCCAACCCGGGCCTGCCGTTCGCCGGCAACGTGGTGCCTTACCGGCAACTGCTTCTTCAGGCGCAGTGGCCGCCGGCTCCGGTGGGGGCAGCCGTCAACTTGCTCAACGCGGCGGCGCAGGCACCCGGCCCGTACGACCCGTCGTTCGAGTCGTACGCCACCTCGACCACGCCGACCTGGCTGACCGCCGTGGGCGGCACCGCGCCCTCGGTCGGCACCACCACCCCGCACACCGGCTCACACGACGTCGGCTGGTCAGTCGCGAACGGCACCGCGGTGCAGGGCGTCTCCTACCAGGTGCCGTGCATCCCCGGCCAGCAGTACACCTCCAGCGTCTACGTGCAGCAGGCTGCGGCTTCGACCCAGTCGCTGCGGGTCATGGACCAGGTCATCGCCGGCGACAACTACAACCGCACGGGCGCCTCGACGTGGGGCTCGGCCGACTTCGCCGGTGGCGCTTGGACCACGTCGGGCGGCTCGGCGTCGGACTACTTCACCACCGCGGGGACGGCGGTCCCACCGCTCGGCGTTGCCACCCAGTCCCTGTCCACCGTCAACACAGTGCGCACCTCAACCATCGGCTCCGCGGTCGACTCCTCCCAGCTCGTGCTGTTCAACATCCCGGTTGTCGCGACCGGCGCCGAGGCCGACGTTGGCGTGTTCGCCCGCTACGTCGACGCGAACAACTACTACTTCGCCGAGGTGCAGCTCGGCCCCGACCAGTCGGTGACGGTGCGGTTCCGGAAGAACGTCGCCGGCGTGTTCAGCGTCATCGGTTCGACGTTCACCCAGTCGTGGCAGTACATGGCGGGCTCCCAGATCTGGGTGCGGTTCGTCGTTAACGGGCCCGCGCTGATGTGCCGGGCCTGGTTGTACGGCACACAGGAGCCGTCGACCTGGCAGATCAGCACCACAGACACGTCGTTCACCGCGGCGGGCGCCTTGGGCGTGCGGTCGATTCTCCAGTCCGGCAACACCAACACGCTGCCGGTGAACATCGGCTACCAGATGTACTCGGCCACCGGCTCGGTTCTCGGCACGACCACCGCGGCCACCGGTTCGTGGCAGCGGCTCACTGTGACGTGGACCGCGACGCAGCCGGTTCACCTGGTGCAGCTCGCCACGTCGGGGACGGCCGTGGCCGGGGCCGTGCTGCTCGACGACATCCAGCACGAGGTGGGTGCGAGCGCGTCCACGTTCGCCACCACCGGACCCACGATCTACGGGGTGCACCGGGGCTACGTCGAACGGTGGCCCAGCAACTGGAACTACAAGGGCATGTACGGGTACGCCCAGATCACCAGTGTCGACGGGTTCGCCGCGTTGGCCGCCTACAAACTCCACGCCGCGTACCGGGCTGCGGTCATGGCCACCGACCCGTACTTCTACTGGCCGTTGGCGGAGCCGGCCGGGGCGACCCTGTTCTCCGGCGTCGGAACTAACGCGACCTCGCTGGGCATCGAGTTCGGCCCCGGCGGGGCCGCGCCGACGTTTGCACCGGGCACCACGTTCGGTATGGCCGGCGACCCGGGCGGAACCGGTGTCCAGGTCGTACCGGACCTGAGTAACCCCAACTTCCCCAAGGCGACGATTCTGGGGATCGGGCCGCGCGTCGTCGGATCGAAGACGCCCCTCGCGCTGCCGCTGAGGATCGGAACCTCATGGGCGATGACGGCGGCTTTCTGGGTTGTCACCACCTCGACGACAACCCCGAACTCCGGCGTGTGGGTAACCAAGACGGTGAACGCCACCGCGGGCACCCGCTGGACGCCGATCTCCGTAGGCATCACGACCGACACGTTCATGGAGAACCTGCCGGCCGGCTTGTTCTTCCTCGAAAGCGGCGCAGTCAAAGCCGTCTCAGACGGCAAACCCCACCTGATCGTGGGCGTGATCACCCAGAACTCCACCACCACAACCGCAACCAAGTACGTCGACGGAGCACTTGACTCCACGGCGTCAACCGCCACCAGCGGCATCGGCGGCATGATTGGCGGGCAGGCAACCGAGCTGTACGTCGCGGGTCTGGACTTCGGCGGTGGGCTGGATTCCCTGTTTCCGTCCACCCTCGCCCACGTCGCGGTGTGGAGCCGGGCCCTGACCACCGCCGAAATCACCTCGCTGTGGACCGCGGGCCAGGGTTATGTCGGGGAGAACTCCGGCGCCCGGATCAGCCGCTACCTGTCGAGCGTGGGCTACTCCGGCGCCTCCGCCATCGACACCGGACAGTCCACAATGGGCGCCGACGTCGCCGCGGAGCAGTCCATTCTCCTCACCGACGCGCAAGCCGTCACTACCACGGAGAACGGCAACTTCTGGTTCAGCGGGCAGGGCACCGTCACGTTCACCAGCAGAACCCGCCGCTACCTGACCACAACGGCGAAGTGGACGTTCGGTGAGCAGGAAACCCCCTACCAGGACGACATCGCCTACGATCACGACCCGACCCTCGTGTACAACGACGTCACCGTTCGCAACGCGGGTGGCGCCTCGCCGGAGGCGTTCGACGTCCCGTCGCAGGCAGCCTTTGGGCCGCGCACATTGCCCCGCGACGTCAACGTCCAGTTCGACACCGAGGCGTCTGACGCCGCGAACTGGTTGCTGTCCACGCATAAGGCGCCACGCCAACGCATCGCAACCCTGACCCTGGACCCGGCCAGCAACCCTTCGATCTGGCCGGTGGCACTGGGCATACAGATTGGTGATCGCATCACGGTGAAGCGGCGCACCGCCGCGTTCACCATGGTCGCCGACTACTTCGTGGAGTCCATCGCCCACAAGCAGGACCCGGAGTCGTGGACCGTCACTCTCCAATGTTCGCCGGCCTCGTTTTGGCCCACCCCTTGGCTGCTCGACAGCGCTACGTACAGCGTCCTCGGGTCAACCACCGTTCTCGGCTACTGAGGAGGCGCCGTGCAGCAGCAGGTCCGCACGGACGACTGGTACTCGCCGCAGGAGTACGAGTGGGCCCGCCACCGACCTCAGCGGTATCGCACTCCGCTGCCCGAGGTCGGCGACGAGGTGATGTACCGGCACGACATGGGCGGCCCGGTCGAACGGGCCGAGGTCACGGCGATGCAGCCGCTCGACGACGTCACCGACCCGATGCTGTGGATTGAGCAGCTCGACGGTTCCGGGATGCCCCTCCTCCACGAGGGGCGCCCGGTCCGTCGGGCAAGGGTCGACCCGTGGCCGTGGCTGATGCTGCGTACGTTGCGGCCCTACGCGGTTCAGACGCGGGAGGCGCGGCTTCGGGACGCCCCGGGCTGGTTGCCGCTGGACTGGGAAATGCGGTACCGGCCCTACCCGACCCCGGAAGGTCGGCTCATCATGGTCCGCCCGCGCGCCTTGTTGCTGGGGGGGTAGGCGATGGCAACGCTGCCGGTGTACCGGACGTGGACGCCCGGCGAAGTCGTTACGGCCGCGTACTTCAACACCAACACGCGCGACCCCGGGAACTTCTGGCTGGCTCGCCCGTTGGGCATCCTCCGACAGGCGACGCCCCAGTCCCTTCCGAACGCTACGTGGACCGCGGTTATCCAGGACACGGAGGACCTCAACCGCCCGGCGTCGTCGTTCGGCCTCTAGTTGCCGCCCAAGGTTGACCGCTTGCGACATGTCTCCCATGTACTTTGCGGGCGGGACCCCCGGGGTCGCTTCGGGGGTGGCCGCTGCAGGCGCAACTGGTCTTTCACTGGTGCGGCGGCGCCCGCGCGGCTGTCCGCCTTGCTTCGGAGTAGCGGCGGGCCGGCCTCTACGTCCGCTCGCGGCGTCCGTGGCTGCCGGTGAAACCACCGGCAATACGAGCACGCGCCCGATTGCTGGCGGCGGGACTCTGGGCAGTGATTGCGTCGTCTCGGTTTGCCATTCCGCACGTCTCGGCAGAGAGTGCCCAGCGCCGACGGTTGCGACCCGGCCCTCCATTGCTGCCAGCCGTTCCCGGATACTCCGCATTTCCGCGCTTTGCCGCAGAAAGTAAGGACGCACGATCAGGGCAATGACGATAAACGTTGCGGCGAGCAACAATCCCGTTACGACGGAAGGGAGCCCGTTGGCCATTTGCTCGTTGGCACCCAGGGCCATCATGAAGACGGTAATCCAGACCGCCCACCCGACCAGGACCAAGCCCGAGACCACACCTATCGCCAGCTTGCGGGAGTCGGATCGTGAGTCTTCTTCCAATAGAATCACCCCGGTTTTCGATGTGACCCACGGTTTGCCGCCATTACTCACCGTGCAGATGATGTAACTTGCACACGATACACCCGTAAACTCCCTGCCGGTATCGCCCTACTCGGCGGACGGGCATCAGCGGTTCGGACATTCTGTGAAGCTGAACGGCCAACCGGTTGACGCCATTTCGGCCTTCGTGAGACACCGCTCTCCACCAGGCGAGCTATACGGCCGCGCCTGACGCACACCGGGATTGTCAGGTTGACCCGGCCGAGGGGTTCCGGCTGCCGGTCGGCGAAGCGCCGCCCGCCTCCGCGGAGCGCTTGTCGATGAGCTCGTTGAGCGACGCGACACTGATCCGACGATGCCCGCCCTTCGGTGTTTTGTACGAGCGCAACACGCCGCTGTCGGCCAGCTCCCTCACAAGCGACTCGCTGTCCGGGTGGCCAGCGGCGCGCAGCCGTGCCACGGCCTCTGACATCCGCACATATTCGTCGGGCTCGGCCACTCGCCACCTCCTCCGCCTCGATCGACTCGCCAATCCTGACAGATCAGGGGCCGCCATTGGGTGCATCCGGTGGCGGTCCTTTCGCCGACCAAATCTGTGAAATCTACGAATTCTGTGTAAGCTACGGCCGTGACTGTACAGGCGGAACCGCCACCCCGCACGGCGGCGGACTGGTTCGCCCTCGTCTTCTACGTCGCCGTGGCGAGCCTGGCCCTCGTCGGCAACGTCATCGCTTCCGCGACTTGGCTGCCGTGGCCGTGGGAGCTGCGGGGCATCGTCATGGGCGTGTTCGAGTTGGGCGGCGTCGCGGTTGCCGCGTTCGCGGATGCGCGCCGCCGCCTCGGCGAAACCGCCCTGTTCGCCAACGTCATGTCGGTCGGCATCGCGGCCAGCGCGGTCATGCTCAACTGGCTCGGCCACCGCAACCACGTGACCGGGGCAGCGTTTGCTGCCCTGTCGGCCCTCGCCTACGCGTTCTGGGTGTTGCGCTCCGGCGCGCGTCGCCGTGACGCGTTGCGCGCGGCCGGGAAGCTGCGCGACAGCGCGCCGAAGTACGGCCCGGCGCAGTGGCTGACTCAACCCCGGCTGACGTGGGAGGCGCGCGCCCTCGCCTTGAATGACCCCGACCTGGGCCGCGCCGGCTCTCTTGCGCATGCCGCCGCGCTGCGTCGCCGCGCCGCGCGTCACGCTTCCGCGTTGCAGGCCGTGCGGGAACTGATCGCGGCCGGGGTGGAGCCGGCCAAGCGCAGCGTTGCGCTTGCCACGCTCGACCTGGAGCAGATCGTGGCGCGCATGGAGGCGGACGCCGACAACGTCGGTATGGCGCGCGCCCTCGGAGCCGGGTTGAGCGCCGACCGGATCACGGAGACGGCGCGCGTCAGGGGGCGTCTACCGACCACGTCAACCGGGCGCGGCCCGGCCCCCGCGGCGTCGCAAGAGACAGGCAACCGCGGCAGGCAGAGCCTGGCTGTTCCTCTTGCGCCCGAGGCGCGCAAGGGCGACCGCCGCCGAGGCCGCGTCAGCCGCGACCGTTGGTGGAACGCGGCGCGCGAGAAGATCTACCAGGAGTACGCGCGTCGACTCGACGCCGGCGAGGCGGAGATGACCGCGCGTGAGATGCGCACCGCCCTCGGCGTGAAAACCGACGCTGGCGCGCGTGACGCACGCGAGCACTTCTTGCGGCCCCGGTACGCCCGGGAGGTGGCGGAAGGCGCGCGGCGCCCGACCGCGGAGGCCGCGCCTGCCCCAGGCTCGACGGCGCGGGTTCTCGCGGCCGCGCAGTAA